CTATAGTTCCGAGTCAACGTCACTGATTGCGGATTCTAAATCATCTATAGCCATTTCAAGACGGCGTGTCGCATCTTCTACGTCACGTACATTATTTCGCCAGTTCTCGCTGTCGTAAAAGAAGTCGTCAACTTCCATCTTGAGACTAGAAAGCGAGTATTGAACATCGTCGAGCGCGTCCTTTACTTCTTGAAATTCATTTTTGACGGATTCTAGTTGCGATTCTAGTTGCTCTTCTAGTTGGCGATCTTCTTTGAATGCTAGCCTAGCGGGTTGCTTGTGGGCGAATAAATTCGTGCGTGTAGATACTTGATCTTTTGGTTTGAAGGCGAACGCCATCGAAGCAACAACAATCACCGCTACGGTCACGGTGCATGGTATACGGTTTCTGCCAATCCAATCCTTCACGTTGTTGATTGTGGAAAGGTTTCCGTGAGTATCGGCTGGGGAACCCCTTTTTACAGTACGATAGCCGTCAATAGGCTTGGGGGAAGGCGAGGGAGTGGCGTCTTTCATGCAACCTTCCATTTGAGCGGCTGCGGATTGTGACTCTTTGGCTTGCGGCTCAGGTTTGTAGTAGCAGATAAGACAACGCGTATCCAATGTCTCACGTTCAACACCGCAGCGTGGACACTTTAAAGGCATCGGGTTCATATTGCACCTCTCGCGTTCTGGTTCCATTCTACAGGACAGCAAGTCCAACCGTCAACGTGGTAGAGGATAGGGACAAAAGGGCCATAAGTCTTTGACCGTCAAAAAGTGGGAATATCCACAGTCATGTGACAGGGTGCCGGGGTCTCCCTGCTAGAATGGTCATGCCACCGGGGGCGGGGTAGGGCACCCTTGGTCAAAGAATAGGGGTCGGCTCGAGTGTGAAAGGGTAGTGAGATAAATACCCGTCGGTGGAACATGGCGCGGAAATGGTCGGGGGGTGACGGGTGGGGGTGGGGTGGTCACAGGTGGTTACAGGGGGTGGGACCAAATTGTAACCAAATTGCGGGTTGCCAAGGGCTGAAACAGGGGGAAGCTGGTAAACAAGACAAAACAGGCGAGAATAGGCGATATATGTAAAAACCCTTTATTTATAGGGGCTTTTGCGCGGATTTTGATGGAGCCAGCAATCGGGGTCGAACCGATGACCTCATGATTACAAATCAAGTGCTCTACCAACTGAGCTATGCTGGCTTAAATTGCTTGTTATAAAGTGTTTAAGACTCTATAACCGTGTCGCTTTCCAGATGCCTCTTGACATTTTGGGACGTTTTTGGGACACTGTTCTTGTCGCAAGAGGAACTTCCACGCACCTTAGCGAAAGGAAAAGCACATGCCCACTTACCAAAAAGTCTGGAAAGTTAACGGGGCGATAATACGACAACGCGGATGCTCGTATCAAGTCGAAACGCACCATAACGGAAAACGCACCAGGCAGACGTTCAAGACGGTGGAGGCGGCAGAAAATTACGCCAAGCAAGTTAAGTCCGAGATCAAGGCCGAAGGGGACATGGCCCTTGCGATTAAAGGGAGTCAGCGCCTAGACGCGCTCTGTCTGTTAGAGGTGTTCCCCACCAAGAAGGCCCAAGACGACGCTGTTTCGGCTGCCCGGCTGTTGACATCGCAGGTCAAGAACTATGCCCCAAACAAGCCGTTGCTGGCAGAGGCCGTGCGGTTCTGGCTATCGCACCACCCCCAAGGTGGTACGCTTCCGACGCTGAATGAGGCTCTTGCATCGTACCTTGCGGATAAGCGGCTGGAGAAACGGCGTGCGGCAACCCTGTACGAAATCAGCCATAAGATTGGGCGGTTCATAAAGGCTTTTCCAGCCACGTCCATATCGGACATTACCACCGATCTCATTTCGCAGTGGTTGACTGATACGCTCGGATCTGCCACTGTCGGGACGAAACGCCAATACCTTACGGTCATATCCGCCTTCTTCACTGATTCGGCTAAACGGTACGGACTTCCCAAGAACCCGGCCAAGGACGTGAAACTGGCAGGCAGCAACGCCGATCAGATCGAGGTGCAGGCGTACTCCGTTGACGAAGTGCGCAAAATCATGACGGCCGCCAACGCATCACCTCATGCCGCCCGCGTTGTGCCTGCTATGGCGATTGGGTTTTTCGCAGGATTGCGCCCGTCAGAAGTGCAGGGACTGGATTGGGCGGACGTGTCGCTTGAGGCGAAGCGTATTCGGGTCAGCCCCGAGACGGCTAAGAAACGCCGCGCCCGCTATGTGGATATGTCGGACAATCTCGTTGAATGGCTGACGCCCTACGCACGGGAGCGCGGCCTTGTCGCCCCGCCTTTGATGACTTATCGGCGGGCACGGACGGAAATCATGGAATCGACTGGATGCGCGTTAATCAAAGACGGCTTCCGGCACTCGTTTGGGACATACCATCTTGCCGCCTACGAGAATGCGGCCAAAACTGCGTTTGCAATGGGGCATCGTTCAGATACCGACCTCGTTTACACGAACTACCGCAAGCTCGTCACAAGGGAAGAGGGTGAGGCGTACTGGAAGATCAGGCCAATGAAACTTCTGGAGTCGGCGGTGCCAGGTAAAACGGAGCAGCAAAAATGAGTGTGGGTACCTGATTGACTCAGGTACCCACAACGACTATTTCACGCTGCAGGAGCCGTCGGCGCAACTGGACGCCGCCGACACCAGCGTGTTTGTCGCAGCGGCCCATCCGTATTTTTGCACCATGGCGGACAACGTCGCGCCCAGCGCGTCCTGCGGCGAGGCGAATGCGGACACGGCTTCGGCAATGGCCTTGATCGGCGCGTCGCCCGTGACACCTGCGGCCAACGACGGGTTGGCCGTCAGGTCGGTACGGTCGCCGCCCTCGGTGTCCGCGCTCTGCGCGATCGTGCCGTTGAGATCGGACACGCTGATCGTCAGGCCGCCCGAACCCAGCGCGACCACACCGGACGCGTACGCCGCGCCGTTGGTGGCGGGGCAGGGGAGCAGCCCGATGTAGTTGTTGACCGTCGTGACGTTGTCGCACGCCTTGGACGAGGCGCTCTTGCTCGCAGGCGTGGCCGTGTTACAGCCGGCCGCGATCCCGAGCGTGAGCGCCACGAGGATGCAAGTGACCGCCTGCCGCACCTTGCCGCGCACGGCGCGGCGCTTGGCGTCGGCGTCCTTGCGGACCTCGGCGCGTTTCTGCCGGACTTCGGTCCGGATGACGTTCTTGGTCTTGGCCTTGTTCATGGTCTTTCTCCTTCCTAGTTCTGGGTCTGGGTTAAGAGCGGCTCGACGTACGCAGTCGCGACGCCAGCCTTACTCAAATCGGTCTGCACGGCCTTGGAGGCGTCGCCCTTGGCCCAAAGCTCAAGCAGCAGCGCCCGCGAGCGGATCACGGCGTCGCGCGCCCCGGAGACCTCGCTTGCCGTGAGCTGTTTGTCGGCCAGGATGTCCGCGAAGAGCGCGACCAGCTCGTTGAGGTGGTTGCAGGTCTTCAGCGCCTTGCCCATGTTGGTCGAGTCGATCTTGTCCAGCCACTTGTTCAGCAGCATGGCGACGATGCGCTCGATGGGCAGGGCCGAGAAGACGGCCAGCCCCAACTTGATCATCACGCTTGTCAGCATGTTCATTGTCTTTTCCCTCTCCTTACGAGCCGCCCGTCTTCGCCAGCAACTTTGCCAGCATGAAACCGGCGGTTACGATTCCCGCTATGGCCGTGCCCGCAGCGACGGAGACGACCCACAACAGCGCGTGGATCACCATCTCGTGGCGGGCCAGCCGCGTCTGGATCGACGGCGTTCCGTTGTCGACGAACAGCCGCCGCTCGATGCTCTCGAGTTTTTCAAGCACGGCCGCGCTCTGCGCCGCGCAGTGGTCTTTGGTCACATAGTCGCTCATTCAACACCTCATCCCGGCGGCGGCGCGTAGTTGATCGGCGAGTAGGCTGGCACGTGCAGCAACGCCCCCGTTGCCGCGCTTCCGCCGCCGGAAGCCGACAGGTTGCCGGGCACATAGCGCGGCGTGCCCGTCGCGCCGCTGGCCGCCCCGCCGGCCTCCAAATCCTGATACAGACGCCGCAGGTAGATTTCCGAGTCCAGCCACGCGGATCTGTAGACCGTGGCGTCTTCGCCCATCTCCAGGGCCAGCGTGTACCACACGACCGCCGAGACCTGCCGCAGACAACTCACGGGGACGCTGGCCGCGTTCTCCTTGCCCACCGGGTCGGCGTCGGCCGCCACCGCCTTTCGGAAGTCCGCGACCACGCCGGACACGATCAGGCCCAGCCGCTGCGCACGGACCTCGGCCGTCAGCCAAGCCGCGTACGCCGTGGCAAGAGGGGGCGGCAGCGTCGCCGCCGCCGCCCCCGTATCGTAAACGACCCAGTCGGCCATTTCCGCACCCCGCCCTTACGTCGCGCTGACGTTGAGACGCTTCACCGCAGCCGAGTTCGTGACGCGCACGTCCTCGCTCCAGTCGAACTTCGCCACCTCGACACGGCCGTCGTCGCGCATGTAGCTGGACGGGACCATGTACTTGCCCATGAGCCGGAAGGTCTTCATGAAGCTCGGGTCGCGCCGCGTCGGGTTCGGCCGGCGGGCGAAGACCAGCACCGTGCTGTCGAGGAGGAACTTCACATCCTCCGCGATGCCGGGAGCGGCGTTGTCGAACACCATGTAGGAGGTCCGCACGTCGGGGGACCCGACGAACAGGCTTCCTGCCGTGGCCTCGGTCGGCACCGCGAGGTTGCCGCCCTTGGGCCCGTTGCCCACGACGAACCGGCCGCGGACCTTGTCCTGATTCTTGAACAGGCACCACGCCGACGCGCCGAACAGCACGCCCACGCCCATGAGGCTGCCGTACTTGGCCGCCTTGATCACGTCCATGATCGAGGCGTCGATGTCCGCAACCGGATCGGCCGAAGAACCCCACACCTTGCCCGTGCCCGCGCCCGCAGCCGTCATGGCCGCGTCGATCACGCTCTTCTCGTGGGCCAGCGCGGCGACCTCGGCCACCGCGACCGCGCCCTCGCGCAGCGCGTTCTCGAGATCCTCGCTCTCCAGCCGTTCCAGGTTGTCGACCGGATAATCGAGAGCGTGGGGCTCGCAGTTGTAGGTCTCGTCACTCACCTCGAAGCGCAGCTCCGTCGCCCGCCCGCCGATGCTCCGCAACGTGTTCGGAATCCGGAAGCGGTCCTTCTCGGTGTACTTCTTGTACCGGCCGACCGAGGTCGGGACCTCGATGGTCGGGGCCAGAAAGTCCGCCACCGGCATGATGGCGGACTGCGCCGCGCCCTGCGCGAACTCGCGCAGAACCGGGCTTGCACTGATGTCACTCAAACGGCTCATTTATCTCATCCTCCTGTTAGACCCGGTTAAACACTGTAAAAGGTAAAACCAAGCAGTTTGGTTCCGGACACACTCGCCACCTTCAGCACGACGGACCCCATCATGATGGCGGAATCATCCCTCGACAGGCGGCAATAACCCGTCTCCGGGATCTGCACGGCCCTGACCTCGGTCGTGAGAGCGCCCGGCGCGATCACGGAAACAGGCATGATCACCTCCGTATTGTCCGGCGGACTGGCCTGCCACAGTTTCCAGCAGACCGCGTAAGCGGTTCCGTCGATCACCGTCAGCCCGGACACGACAACCCACGCGACAGGGGTGCCTACGTTGGGATACGCGTCAAACGCGGGGCCGGCAAAAACCGCGAGGATCAGCCCGATCAAGTCATTACCGGCAGGGGCGTTCGCGATCAGGCTCACCGGCACATGGAAAGCGCCGCCGTCCATCCCGGTTTCGCCCTGGGGTCCCTCGGCACCCGTCGCACCCGTCGCACCGTTCGCACCGGGAGCACCCGCCGCGCCTGCCGCCCCAGCGGCGCCGCGTGCGCCGACGCACAGCGGACGCAGCAGCACATGCTGCCCTTCCACGCCCTTCTCTTCGGCCATGCCGACCGGCAGCGCCTCGCCGCCGATCACTCCGGCCTCCACGCGGCCGTCGCCCTTCGCCACCAGAAGGTCGCCCGCCTCGCACGTCCCCGCCAGTTTGACCCGGCAGTTGCCCGCGCTCGTGAGCGGCACCGCCCCGCACAGGTAACCCGTATCCGCGCCGCAGATCACGACATACGGCGTGATGTCGGCCGCCGAAGCCGGCAGCACCAGGTCGCCGCCGCTGTTCAGCTTCACGAGGTGCCCCGCCTTCAGCGACAGGTCCTCTCCCGCCGCGAACCCCACACCGCCGAAACGGCAGTCGCTCTGTTTCATGTTCAACATTCCATCACCCTCCGTATCAACCCCGGTCTATTCCGACACCGTCACGTTACCGATCATCGCCGGGCGGCACAGCACCAGCTGACCGTCCGCGCCTTTCTCTTCCGCAACGGCGAGGCCGCGGTACGTCCCCGCCGCAGACGGAAGCGCCCGCACCTTGCCCTTGTCCGCCGCCGTGCCCGTATCCGCCAACACCAGCACGTCGCCGGGGTTGCACGTCCCCTTCAGGACCGCGCGCACGTTGCGCCCGGCCTCAAGCGGCTCCACGTCCACATACGCCGCGTCAGCCCCGCCGTCATCGACCAGGTAGAACGCGTACGCGTCGACCGAAGCCGGCAGTTTCACTTCCGGAACGCCCGTATCATGCGTCAACACGGCAAGGTAACCCTTCTTGTCCGTCAGATCCTCGCCCGCGAGCACGCGGAACGTTCCGCTTCTGGTATCACTCTGGCTCATTATTTTCCTCCATCACTTGAGCGTTGAAAGGTGAACGTTCAACGTTGAGCGTACTCCCTATCCCGCAATCTCCTGCTCCGCCGCGCGGAACGCCACCGTGAACGAGCACCCGTCGCGCCGCGAAATCTCCTGCGCGCGGTTACGCAACTTCGCAGCCCGGTCTCCGCCGCCCGCCGCACCCTTCTCGGCCACGGCAGGCTTCGCCGTCTCGCGGTTGTGCAGCGGCTTTGTCACAGCGACCGGCGGCACCGCCACGGGGGGCACTGCCACTGCGGCTGGGGCAGCCTCGGTCTTCGCGGCAGGCTTTACAAGTTCGCGCATCCGGTTCAGGATGCCGACCGCCGCCTCGCGGTTCTCAAGAAACTGCCCACGCCAGAACCCGCGATCCTCATTCGGGATCACATCCGCAAAACCCTCGACATCCTTCTCGGCGAGACTGTTCTCCGACTTGAGGATTTGCTCCATCAGGACCTCGTTCTTGGCCTTCTCAGTCGCCAAAGCCTCCTCCAGCGACTTCACGCGATCATCCGGAACCGCGCCGCTTTCAACCTTCTTGACCTCTTCGCCCATAAGACCCTCCTGTAGAATGATTCAACCGCCCTACATCTAACGCCAAGTATCAACATTTCGTTTTCAACTCTTCCCTCGCTTGAGCGGTGAAAGTTGAGCGTTTCTCAGCCAACTCCCGCATCACCGCCGCCCGAGCAGCCTGTTTCCTCCGGGCCTCCGCGTCTCCGCGTGACACATCCCCAGTCACACCTTCATCCTTCATGCTTCCGACTTCAGCCTTTCTCCTAGCCGCCTTCGCCTGCCTCACCGCAAGCGACGCCGCCCGCGCAACGTTTGTCCAGCGGTTCGCGGTCTCATCGTCCACTTCTTCCAGCGAACAGTGGCAGTTGCACGGCGGCGCTTTCATCGCCGCCCATTCCTGAGCCGTTTTCACCTGTCCCGCCCGCGAGACACACTCGCCGCAATGCTCGCCGCTGGGGGGATTGCCCAACACCCACCGGTATTTCTTCGCCCCGCCGCCCCGATTCTCAACTCCTAACTCCTCACTCCTAACTCCTAACTGGCGGTTGGCCAGTGGCCGACCGCCCCGGATGTTGGGTTCATTGGTCAGCGCCACGCTCACCAACATGACCGGCCGGATCTTGCCGCCGCCCAGCTCCTCGCACGCGGACGGTGGGGGAAAGACAGGGCTCATCAAACGAAACCGGCCGCCGCGTACAGCAGACAGGCCGGCATCCGACCAACGCACGCGAGCCCAAAGCCCCGTATCGCGAGACTCCAGATCGGAAATCCAGCCGGCGGCCTCGCTCGACTTCTCCGTATCCAGCGAGAAGTGATCGAAGTCCACCAGAACACCGGGGAAATTGGGATCAGACTTGCGGCCGTTGAAATCCGCCGCGATCCTGTCGCACGCCTCGCGGTCGATGACCTGCGTGACACCCGCCCCGACATGTGGGAATTCCCCGCACGGCGTCACCTGTACCCAGCCGTCTCCGGCCAACATGAAATCTTTGTCGCCCATTATCGAACCCTCCATAAGAAGGCTCGAAATCAACTATTACATGCTTTGCCAGTCTTGAAGTTCACATCTTTGTCTGCTATTTTGAATCTGAATCAGAATTATTCTGGGTAAGGTTTGACAAATGACACTGAACAATCGGGCTTGCTTCGCTCTCGTTATAGGCGCATTAAACCTGTCAGGTTGCCGTTCATACAGTGTGAGTGGAAGAACATTCTATTCACCAACCGCAGCCTTCAATTACCAAAAAGAGATGTTTGCCTACCAGATTTCTCGCATTGAACCATCCAGTCACTATGGAGGTTCCCTGCTAATAAGTGTGCCTTTGGATGAAGTGCTCTTGTCGCCGCCTTTTGTTACGGGTTCATTCCTGCAGCCGTGGCAACAAGACTATCTACTGCGGTTCTTGAAAAACGACTTTGCTGGAGTAGCTCATGCCTTTGAGACATCCGGCATTTTTGATTCCGTGGCCTCAAAACAAGCCTCAACATATTTAAAATATTCCCGAGATCACGGGTTCAGATACCTGCTGGTCAACAACGGAGACCTGACATATACCATTTATGATTTACTACTAGACAAAGATAAAACAGTGAGAGGACCAAAAGGGCTAGACAATTTGGTTTATCTTGTTGAAGATGCCGTTCATAAATTTGAAAAAGAAGTGTCCTCAAAAACCCTATTAGACAAGGCCACTAACAAACAAAGCGAAAGTCTAATTTACGATGACAACACCCGACGAGGCAAGATTTCAATAGTGGGCAAGGGGCTTGAAGCAAGGGCTTATCTCCTGACAAGAATCGGCGAGATATGCTCAACAAAGAATGTATTGCTAACGGCAGGCCAAAAAGCAAATCCGGGCTTTTATCGCATTCTTAATGAATCTTTGACGAAAGACCGTCTAGAGATTGACTTTCAAGCACCATATTGATGCCTGCGCGTTAGCGCAGTCAGGTCAAGTTTCAACTCCTCCACTGAATATGTTTAGACATCCTAACGCCCTCTACAATTTAAGCAATTTCGAGGTGTCGTCTACAAAACAGTAGCCTCCTCCATCTTCAACTCAAACCCCGCCTCCACCGGCCAGCCGGGGAATGCCGCAGCCAGCAATGGTGCGTCGAAGTCCCGTTGCAGCGCTTCGGATACCATCACCGCATCGGCCTTCGCCACCTGATTGAACGCCTCTTGGTGCGCGTTGCCGGCCAGCGTGCCGCTGCCGCTCTCGGTCAGCATGGTCAGTAGACCGCCGGTGCCGAGCAGCGTGATCTGCCTGTCGAGATAGTCCAGGTTATCCCGAAAAGGCGGCTTGCCTGTGCCGCCGCCGTTCACATATTTGACATCCGTGCCATTGGGCAGATAGCCGCGCCCGTCCTTCACGAGATCCTGAGCGATGGCCAGATACTGCTTCTCTTTCTCGTCCGTCACACCCGGAGGCCCGATGAAGAACATCGACGGGATGCCGTACACATCGAGAAACGAACTCCAGTCACGCAGAGCCAGATTGCGTCGGAAGTACTGCACGGCTAGGATTCGGTCGAGGGCGATAGGGGACTCGACCACCACGAAGTTGCTCCGCTCGATCTGCTCACCCTTCTCAACACCCGAGCGAGCGTCGCGGTTGTAAGTCCACTCTCCGAACATCCCTTCGCGGCACCAGAACCACTGCTCCACCGGTTCGAGCCGGACAACACCCCCACCGTTATCGGAGTAGTGCTTCTCAACATGGGCGAATCCCCGGAAAGACGCCGAAGACAGAAAGGCAACCGCCTCGCGCAGGTTCTCCACCCGGTCGTACTGATTACGCAGATACGCAGCCTGTTCAATGGCGAGAACCGTGTCGGTCGGCTTCTCTTCCGGCCTTACGTGCCACTCACAGGACAGCAGCGCAGCCCGCCGCCGCATCAGCACGGTGGCGATCAGCGCGTCAGAACGCTCCATGGCCTGATAGAACCACTGGAGATCCGCGAAAGCCCCGCGCTCGCCCTGCTCGATGAGTTGGACGATTCGGTCCAGCGTCATGCCCCGCAGCGGGTTCACATACTCCCGCCACTGGTTATCTTTGCTCGTGTATACCGTCAATGCCATATCCGCGCCTCCTAATATAGGTGCGGATTCAACACACGTGCGTGAGAATTCAACCCCATAGATTTTCATGCTTGCCCGGCAACAGAATAGAGTTACACTCTAGATCACCGAGGTGGGAAAGCGGTAAGCGTGAGGTTACGCGTTGAAGTTAGCACCCAGGGCTCCTCGAACTTCGACGCCTGTCAACGCTCACAAAGGAGTATTAATGTCTACGTTCTTTGAGGAAATCACCAAATGTGCCGTGTGCGGAACCGAGGCTGAGTACACCTACATGGGTAGTAGCAGCGGATGTGGTTACGCCGATCTTGACACCCGGCCGCCAGAATTGGAAAGGTCAACCATGTTCACCTGGGTACATCGTTGTCCCGGCTGTGGTTACTGCGCCGAGGATGTCAGCGAAGAGCCCCCATGGTGTGGTGATCTGCTTGGATTCTCCGGATATGTCGAGCAACTCAACGAGAAAATATTTCCGGAATTGGCGAATAATTTCTTGTGCAAAGCTTTCATCGACGAGGATATAGAAGATTACGCGGCAGCAGCTTGGGATCTCATACATGCGGCATGGGTATGCGACGATGAAGCGAAAGCAGAACTGGCCAGGATATGTCGCAACGAGGCGATCGATATGATCAACAAGATCTTTGACAGCGGGCAACAGTTCACGGATGAAGCCAGAAATGATGTTGAGAACCACGATGCAGTGCCCGTGAAGGAAGGCGAGGGGAGATTTTTGCAATTTGACAGGATGGGTACGGCAATTCTAGTAGACTTGTTGCGCCGTACAGGCCGCGGCTCTGAAGCACAGAAGTTGATCAAGGCGAAACGGACTACAATCACGGATACCACCATTTGCAAGATACTCGATTTTCAAGAGCACTTACTCAGCATCGGTGACGAGGCATGCCATACGATCGGCGAGGCACTTGGCGAGAAAGCCGATTTGCTAACGCATACTAGCGCCGACATGCCAGACGATCTTGTCGTTAGCGATCCAGAGGAGACCCCTGTGGATGAACTTGAGTCGACCGAAGAAGTTACTAAATGCGCTGTATGTGGAACTGAAGCAAAGTATACCTACATGCGGTCAGCCTCTAAACCGTGGTGCAGGAGTGCTGTACGTGCAACTGAAACAGAGCACACCCACAAAGGCAGTTCCATCCGGTTCGGTTCCCCCGATCTCGATAACCGGCCTCCTGAACCGGAACGGTCTGCTATATCCACTTGGGTACATCGTTGTCCCAGCTGTGGTTATTGCGCTTCCGCCGTCGACGTTTTCATCCCCTTTCCTAAAGAAATCGTTCGTCAAGCTGCAGCTGCATACGTCGAGCAACTCTCGGATCCGACTTTTCCGGAATTGGCTAACAGATTCATGTGCAAAGCAATGATCACGAATAGAGCAGATGGCGACGCCCAGGAAGCTTGGGCATTCATTCATGCGGCATGGGTGTGCGACGATGCAGCGCAAACAGAACATGCGCGCATGTGTCGGATTAAAGCGGCAGACCGGATCGATTCCGCGCTAAACACCAGTCGCGATGAACATCTCACAGATGACGACGAGCTGGATAGGGTGATTCAAGTGGACGTACTGCGTCGTGCTGGCCGCGCTGCCGAAGCACGGCGTGTGATCGAAGAACGCATAGCATGGCTATCTCATGCTAGTATCTACTTCAAGGTCATGGCTTTTGAAAGGTACCTGCTCAATATTGGTGACGAAGCGTGTCACACGGTCTCCGAAGCACTTGACGAGAATGGCGTTTGGCTCGCGGATACGAGCGACGACATGTCGGATGATCTTGTTGTTAGCGATCCAGAGGAGACCCCTGTGGATGAACAGGTAGAAGAAGAATTTGAATTAACCGAGGAGGATGAACAGGCGATTGAGCTGGCGAAGAATGTCGCGCGCCGTTTTCTCGCGTTACCACAGATAACACCTCAACAGATTGTGGGTCTCGGCAATGCTCTCTACGCTCTTGAGAGATTACCGCTCGTTACACCCGGTGTTTGCACTGAGTTCGGCACTGTCTATGGCGATGGAAACGATGAGTTTTATGAGAAAACAATTATCGACTTCAGCATATCCGAGCATACATTTGAGATTAGTAAGACAGGACATGTTTACGAAAAGGCCGTCGGTGGGGATAATTGGTCCCAACAGCTATGGGTAGTCGAATTCGGCTCTTATAGCAAAGGTAAGTGCGACCTGTTCTCTCTAGAAGAGTCCATCAATTCATATTTGGATTGCGGTGCCAAAATATCGGTCGATGATAATTCGACTATCGAGTACAAGTCTGACATATGACAACCGAGTTACGCCAACGTCACCGACCTCCGTCCGCTGACCTCTGCCCTCAATCTCGCGTTTAGCCTCAGCATCCTTCCCGGCTCCACGCCGAACGTGTGGCAGCCCCACACGCCGAGCGCCAATGCCATCACGCAGTCATCATGATACCCAGACGGCGCTGCGTAAGAGACTTGCCCGGTCGGGCCGATCTCGTACTCATACCGCTTCATCTCCGCCGTCAGCACGTCCCATGTGGCAGGCCACATCACGCGGCGCTGCTCGACTGCCACCATGAGGCCCTGCACAAGCTCGCGCTTGGTCTGTGCGGTGATCTTGAACCCCTCGACGTGTGGCAGCACTCGCCGCAGATCATCGAAGACAGGGTCACCGACACCTGTGGCGTCCATCACAAGCCGGGCCTGCCACCGCTTCACAAACGCGGCGATCCTCTCCCGTTGAACAGGCCAGTCCAACTGATTGAACCTCTCGATTTCGAGACACAGCCCTGTCTTCGCATCTATCGAGATACACACCGTCCAGTCGGTATGCTTGGCGATGTCACACCCGACAATCACCGTTCTCCGCTGTGTTTCTGTGAGAGACTCATCACCGGCTGCCACAAGACAGCCATCCACACCCCTGAACACGCCCGCCGAATCCTCCAGAAACTCGGCCATGTACTCTTGCCGGAACACATCTTCAGGCAGCGTGCGGCGGGCCTCTTCCCACTCCTTCGCCGGAAAGTAAGGCGACACATTTGATGGGAAGGTGAACGACCGGAATCCATCCTGACGCTCGACACCCCGCGTGAACATGTCGTAAAACCAGTTGCGGCCGGCGGGGGTGGAGATGAACACACCCCAGCCGAGCGTCTGCGCGAGTGTCGGCCGCAGGGCGTAGTTCCACACATCCACCGGTACGGCGGCCGCCTCATCGATCACAAGACCCCGGAACCCGAAGCCGCGAATGGAATCAGGATTGTCGGCACTCAGCATCCACACCCGGCACGGTCCCTTTGCGCCCTCGAACTCCACTCTGGTCGGCATGCGACCGACGACTCTCACAAAATCAGGCGCGATAGTTCGAAAGGCCTCGACACCGCGCTCTGCCACACCGTATGTCGGCGCGACCCAGCCGTAGTCGCCGCCGATCTCGCCGCCGCCCCGATCCAGCAACTCCGCCGCCATACAAAGAGTCTTGCCGAACCTGCGGCCCGTACAAATCGTCCGGAACCTGGCGTCGCGGGCATTGTGGATCAACTGTTGAGAGGCATGTGGTGTGTAGTCGATCTGCATTGGTTAGGTCCGTTCAAGCTGCTCATCGGCCTCTGTGGCAGCCGACACCAGGCTCTTCCACTCAATCACACGGTCGCCGGTCTCAAGGACACCCTTGGTCTCTTTCGGCAGAAGAGGCATGATCACGTTGATGAAGAACCACATGGGTTTCTCACGCAGCGTCTTTTCCAGCGCACCTTCGATCAACTCGATGTTCTCTTCCTTGCTGACAACCTGATCCAGCGCATACAAAGCCTTGGCGCGGCCCGTGAGAAGACCTTTCGGTCGACCGACGGGATTACCCGAAACACCTTTTTCAAACAAAGCCATGACAACCACCTCCTAAAAAAGACACCCGATCAACATAGTGAGATCGAAACTAACACCCCCAAACCTCGTTCGCCGCCCCCCACGCCCGCAGGATAGCGGGCGGGGAAAGGGGGGCGGCTCACTCGCACCGGTGCCGCCGCCGCAGGATAGCGGCGGGGGACACGGCACCTTAATCGGGCTTCGCCCGAAGGAGAACCCACCGACGCCGCGCACGCCCGCAGGATAGCGGGCGGGGAGGCGCGGCTGCGTTCCGGGTTTCTATGACGGCGGTCGCCAGGGCGACCTTTTGGCGATCCGAGGCCGCGACGCCCTCAACCCGTCCCGACCGGGGCGCACGCCGCAGGATAGCGGCGGACACTGCGCCCCTGCATCGGCCTGCACCCCGCGCAGGATAGCGCGGGGCAAGCAGGCCTCTTTGCCCGCACGACCGTTGTGTCCCCGCGTCGTACTTCCCGGCCAGCAAGAGCTCCTCGGGGGCCGCCGCCCCAGCCGGCCCGCCTGCACCGCCGGAGACAGCCCTGCCTCCCGCTTCGCTGGTCGGCAGGGCGCGGCGCTGCCAGCGGCGGGCCACGCCGCAGGATAGCGGCGGAGATGGCCGGGTCCCCCGGCTAGCCTGCGCTGCCCACGCCCGCAGATAGCGGGCGGAGACGGGCAGCTTGGCTTCCCCCTCGTCGCAATACTGTAGGCTAGGGGGGCACATCCCCCCAAACCCCCTTGACACGCTCGGGCATGCTTCCTCTGCCTCGCCGCACTTCGCCGCGGATAGCGGCGGGCAGCCCGCAGGATAGCGGGCTGCCTGCGGCTTCGGCCTCGTCAGCACGCCCTCACTCCAGCGGCCCCAGCGCGAGCCTCGGGGCGACCTCGGAGCCAGCGGATACGCTGTCTCCTCGGCGGCTCTGGCACCTCTCGGCGATCTCGGCGGAGTACCGCCGAGCTTCCGAGGGTGCCGGCGCCGTCCCCTCGTTCGCGCACCGGGGCCTTTTCTTCCGCACATGCCCGGCTACGGGCAGTGCGTTCCCATGCACGGCTCCGCTCCGCTACGCAGTGGCTCGGGGACGTTTCCCCGAACCCCTCGCGCCCGCGCCCGGATGCCCTGATCGCCCGCCCGGCAGCCCGCTCCCCCCGCCGCCCCCGAACCCCCGCGAACCCCCCTCATAAGGCTGGCTTTCCGGGGGCTCGACAGCCGCCTATTGTGAAGACGGCGGCTGTTCTGGGGGGAGCGGGTGCCGCCTAAGCCCGGCGGCACCCTTCGGGCAGCGTTCGGGCTCCAGGTTCCGGGCACCGCGCATCCGGCAGTCAGCCGGGCGGCTCGCGCGACTCGCACGCCCGTCTTCCTGCCTCCTGCTCGGTTTTCGCGGGCTTACCCACCTGTGGCAGCCGCGCCGCTGCGCTTCGCCGGCTGCCACACGACACGGCCACGGGCTCTCACTCGCGGCGCGTGCTTGCGCACGCCATACCGGCTCCGGCACCGGCCTGCCACACGGCGTTGAGCGGAGATACCACCCGGCGCACGTGTGGCAGGCCTTGCGTGCGTTGCCAGTCGCTGCCGCTTGGTGGCAGCCGCCCGCATCCGGACCGGTACGGTCCCCGCCGCTCGTTTGCCGCAGCGGCATCTTGTCGGCCAGCGCACCGGCCGCCGCGTCGCAAGCTCCTTGCGTGCCGGATGCGCTCGCCGCCGCATTTCACATCCCCAGTGTGGCAGCCGCCGCCGCTTCGCGTCGAGCGCCTGCCACCACGCCACCGGGCGCGGGCGGTGGCAGCCGTGCCGCCGGGGCGCGGGCTTTGCGCGTGGATACACGCCCCAGCCCGCACGCCCGCCGTCAGTGCCGGCTGCCGCCACGCCGCGCCCTCTCCTTCCCGCGACCCATCCTACACCCGCAGAGTAATGAACAGATCCGGAACAACGAACAGCTGATGAACAACCACTGGGGGCGGGTGACACACCCCCCCGCGTCGAGCTTCCCCGCCCGGCTACAGGCGGGGCGATCTCGCCGGCTCCCCCCGATACCAGACGCCCCGCATGGCCACGGGCTCCACGCTTCCGCCGCGTGCATTCGCACGCCATACCTGCATCGCACCTTCCGGTGAACGCCTTACGTCCACGCAGTCGGCCTGACTACAGGACCGCCTGCGTTACCTCCAGGCATCACCGTCGTTGCTCTTCGGTACGGTCACCGGCGGGCGTTACGCGTTGGCATCATGGCGGAAGGCCTGCCACACGCCATCCTCACTGCGCAAGCTTGTTGCGGTGTCGCTGTGGCAGGCCCGCCGCCGCTTTCCAATTCCCAGTGTGGCATCCCTAACGGCTGCCACGAACACGGACACGCGCTCACACTCGCGGCGCGTGCTTCGCACGCCATACCGGCTCCGGAACCGGCCTGCCACACGGCGTTGCGCGGATGATAATCCCTAGCGCACGTGTGCAGGCCTTGCCGGGCGGTGCCAGTCGCTACGCTTGGTTGCAGCCGACCGTCATCCGGACCGGTACGGTCGCCGCCGCTCGCTTACCGCAGTGGCGTTTCGTCGGCCAGCGCACCGGCCCGCAGCGTCGCAGGCTCCTTGCGTGCCTGTGCGCACGCCGCCATTTTCCGTGTGCCCAGTGTGGCAGCCGCCGTCGCTTCGCGTCGAGCGCCCGCCACTGGGCATGGACACGGGCTATCACGCGCGGCGCTGCTTCGCAGCCATACGGTACGGCAATGGCTTGCCGCACGGGCGTTTCGGGAAGATAAGACCCAGCGCCCGTGCGACAGCCATCGCCGTACCGTACGGTCACCGCCGGCGTTTGCCGCAGCGGCATCACGGCGGAAGGCGCGTCGGAACTCCGAAAGTCGCAAGCGACCGTGGCGGCAAGCCGTTTCGGATTCCGCCGCGCCCGCCGCCATATTCCACTTCCCCAGTGTGGCAGCCGCCGCCTGCGTCAGAGCGCCTGCCACAGCGCCGGGCGCGGACGGTGGCAGCCGTGCCGCCGGAGCGCGGTCTTTGCGCGTGGATACACGCCCCAGCCCGCACATCCGCCGTCAGCATCGGCTGCCGCCAGACCGCGCCCGGCCAGCATCAATGTAAGCTACCGCGCCAGTTAAGCGCGGTGATCCTCGCTCGCGCATTCGCGCCCCGACGCGCCACGAGCGGGCTAGTCCGCATCCCTCCCGCAAGTGTCGCTAACGGGGGCGAAAGCCGCTCACTCGGAAAAGGATAACGCCGCAAAATTATGCGGCTCTACAGCTTCACCCGCGTTCACTGCACGCGGGGTTCCGCTGCGCGGCAGCCCTGCGGGGCTCGGCTTGGGAGGTTCCCCCCAAACCCTCCCGGCGGCACCCGTTCCCGCCTTTGATCGCCACTCATGCCTAAGTCCGTCACCGACGCCGCGCCATTGCACTCGGTCACGCCAACGCTTCGAATACTCGCGGCGGCGGGCTACCGCCTTTGTCATGCCCGTTGCACACGGCGCGTCTCGTGGCAGGCTCCCGGTCATCCGTCCCTCCTGACCGTCCGCTTCCGCAATCCCCACGTGCCGGACACGCCATCACCGTCCTGTCTGCAATCCGCCGTTTCTGAACGCTGCACAACTTCCCCTGTTCCCTGACCTTCATCCGAGTACAGGTGAGGATGAAGGCTCAAGGAACAGGGCAGCGTTATGAATCAGAAACTTTACAGATTGCAGAGCAGGGCCGGTTTGAGTTTGGCGATCACGGCGGCGGGTGCCGCTAGTGAGGATTCAGAACTCAGCAACGAGCAGACGTTTTGTCACACCTCGTTGGGTGTGAGAGACCGGCAAGGCTACGCAGAAAGGACACACACACCATGAGCGCCACGTTTAACCCGTATCGCACCACACGCGCAGCACGCCGCTACGTGTCACCCCGCACACGCCCGCTGAACCAGTTCGAGCGCGAGACGCGGGGCCTGTCCTACATGCTCAAAGACCCCGCTTGCCCCGAGGCCGCTTTGCAGGTAGCCGCCGCCGAAATGGCCGCGCTGGTGTGGGGGCCTTGCCACCTCATACCCGCCCCCGACCACACCGGCGACACCACCGCCAACCGCAGACTTGCGAAGGCTATCGCCGCCCACGTCAAAGGCGGGGCCGACGTTCTGGACATCCTCACACGCACCGAACCCGCCCCGAGCGCCTGCGACCGCCACCGCACCAAGGGCGCGCCCGTGAGCGTGGCCGAGCACAACATCACGCGCAAGGAAGGCAAGCCCATACCCTGCCGCCGCACCTTCATCATCGACAACGTAATCACCAGCGGAAACACCATCCGCGCCTGTTCAGAGGCCCTCGGATTCGGCACCGGCCTTGTTTTCGGCGACGCCTCTTTCCACCCGTACGACTGACAGAAAGGAGCCCACACCATGAAACGCAACCCCGACACGCTCGCACTCGCCATGGACTACGCCGCCGCGATGGAGGCATGCGCCGCCTATGTGGCAGTCAAGAACCCCGCCGTACGCGACCCCGAGACCGCTTACCGCCTGTTGCGGCCGGTCATGACCGCCGCCACGTCCGGCGACTCTCAGGAGACCTTTTTCACGCTCCTGCTCGACACGAAAAACAAGGTCATAGGCTCGCCGGTCGAATGTTGCCGAGGCCTGCTTGACCAGTGCCCCGTACATCCCCGCGAGGTCATGCGCGAAGCCGTGAGGCAGAGCGCGGCCAGCGTGATTTTGGCCCACAACCACCCCAGCGGCGACCCGACCCCCAGCAAGGAGGATTGCGACATCACCCGCCGACTGGTCGAAGCCGCGAAGATTCTCGGCATCCGCATCGTTGACCATGTGATATGCGGCAGGCCCAGCGAGCAAACCCCCGGCTATGTCAGCCTGCGCGAAAAGAACCTCGTCGCTTTTGAATGAGCACACGCGCCCGCCCGTGGGCATCGTGCGCGGGCAGAAAGGCAGCCATGAACACACCCGCGAAGCATCCCGAATTCAATCAGAAGTGGCAGGCCCTCATGCATCAGCTTGAGACCGTCCTGTCAATCGCCCACGAGCGCGAGCCCAACCGCACGCGCTACCGCGAAGCGATTTCAATCGCCAAGCATCACTTGACCCAGCTTGACGCCCTCGCCGACTAAACACCGCGCCCGCCCGTGGGCATCGTTCGCGGGTAGAAAGGCCACCATGAGCACCACACAGAAACCCAAGGCAACCCAGATCCGTTTTGAAGGCCCCGACGCCGACGTTGACCGCGTCAGCGGCGACGAGATCCCGCAATGGTACGTATACGCCGCCGACGCTGACAGCGAGCCCGCCGGCAAGGTGTACACCGTCCGCAAATCGTTCGCGTTCGCCGCCGCCCTTGCCGGACGCATGGCCGACGAGCGCAACCTGCCGCTTGAGATCGAAGCCCAACCCGCCTAAACCCGAAAGGAAATCACACCATGAAGCGCAAACGCTACACGCCACCCGAAAAGCCCCACGAACTCGACACGCTCAAACTGTTGACCACCCCCCAGCAATTCGAGGTCATCACCGACGCCATGCTCGGCGAGGAAGGCGACCACTTCATCGAACTCATCGACCGCATTCACGCCATGTGGCAGGCCATGCCCAAGACCTACGAGACCGACGGCCAAGGTTGTGCCGCACTCGCACAGCTTCACTACTTCACCAGCGGTTGCGACTGGTGGATCGTGGAGAAGGACGCCGACCCCGACCACGCGGGCCAGGTGCAGGCCTTCGGAGTTGCCGACCTCGGCATGGGACCGGAAGCGGGTTACATCTCAATCACTGAACTACTCGAGAACGGCGCCGAACTGGACCTATATTTCACGCCCAAGAGGCTCGGCGAACTCCTCGATTGAACCCCGCGCGGGCGGCCTTCACCGGCCGCCCTTTTTGCGCCCAAAAATCCGCCGCGCCCGTTGGGGGCGCGGCCTAAATTCCCCGCGACTGCTTACCCAGCCGCCGCGGGTCCCGTTTCCAATAGGGCAGGGGATCATCCTACAGTCTACAGGTTTCCCGTCTTTCCGCGCCTCGCCATGCTGAGGCGCTTGCGCTTCCGCGCCGCCTGCCGCCGGGCCTTCTCCGGCAGCAGGTTTTTCAGATGCGGGTGCGCCTCTAGCGCCCGCCGCAACTGAACCTCGACCGCCTGCGGCGTTACCTCAAGCTCATGCGCAATAAGCGCATACGAGTCACCCTTCCTCCGGCGCTGTAGGATCCTGAACGTACGCGGTGGCAACTCAAGAAATTCCCGCATGGCTTCCGCCAGCACCGAGAGCGGCAGCACGTCCGACCCGGCGGTTTCCGCCGGCGGCGGCCACCGCATCGGCCCCGCCGCCTGCCCCTCGACATACTCAAGCGTCCGCGAGCTGTCATCCGTCAACTTGCAAGACGCGCAGGGCGTGTCTTCATACCGGATGCTACCATGCTCGGCTTCCTTTATTTTCGCCGCGAATTCACAGGTACTGCAATTCATACTCTTCACCTCCGTTAAGTTTCTTTCCTGTCATTAACACCCGCTGGAGCGCTCCCGCGCCCAGCCGCAAAATCCTGATCCCCGCCTGCTTCATCAGGGGGAAGGGGGCGGGGGGAAGGGGGGCACAAAAACACAGTGTGTGTGGCGGCAGGCGCCACCTCCAACCCCTTTCCCCCGCCGTCGCCCACTCGGGCGCGGCACTCATCCACTACGTCCAGCAGCCGGATCAGGTCATCGGCATACACGATCACCACCCACGGCTTCTTGTTCATGCGGTGCATCACCGCCGGAACCTCGTCCGTGGCCGCATCCCGCCTCGCCTGTTCCAAACTCGGGTAGAGCCGCAGCGCCTCGACGCGCTTCACCTCCAGGTGGAGCCCCGGCAGATCGCCCGCCAGATCCGGCGACTCCGGCCCGCCGTGGTACTGCCGCCCCCGGTGGAACTTGGTGCCCAGCACCTCGTTCAGTTTTTCGGCGGCCTCGCGTTCGCCGGCCGCGCCCTTCCTTCGTGACATCATGCCCATCGTCCACCTCTCTTTCTGCCCGCTACCCATCAAAAGTCCTACGCATCGAACCCCCAATCAAAGCATCACATCAAAAACTCTCCTCTCCTAAAGGAGAGTTTTGATGCTTTGATGGTTTGATGCGTCATAATCACCATCAAAACTTTGATGACTTTGATGCTTTGACGTTCTCAAAAACCCGGCTCCTTTTCCGTCTGCTTGCCGAACAGAGCACGCATGTCGAGACGCGCCCCGTACACCATGGCCGCCCGCAGGCCCTCTTCGGTCGGGTAAAACCGGCTGCCAAAATCAGTGACCTTTTCCTGAACCCACGCGTGCCTCGCGCGACGGTCGCCTTCAGTGATTTGGAACAGATAGTTGCGTGCCGTCTGGCGCGACCCGCCGAGTCCGCCCTCCTCCTTGTCAGCGCACAAGACATCCGCGTAATGGTATGGCCCATGCCCAGGGTCCCAAACCACGGCATGCAGCATCTCGATCATCCCCCGGTCCGCCTTCCCGTCGGCCTTCTCCTTGTCCCCATCCCCACCATTACCAGTCATCCCCAGTTCCCGCTCATCCTCCGGCGTGCCCTCGCGCCAGTAGACGTTTCCGTTCTCCGCGTGCTTCAGCACCTTGCAGTAGCTCGCCTTGCCGCTCACGTCTTCCCATCCCAACCGCTGGCCGCGCTTGCCTGCGCACAGCCGGAACATGCCGGGGATCTTGGTCGGCATGAGCGAGAGGATCGCACGCGCCCAGTTGACGATCTCCGCGCCGCCCGCGCCGATGTACGCCGCGAACATGTCCACGCCCCAGCCCTCGCGCTCCTTGGCGTTCGGCGGCTTGTTGGTGTGATGCATGAACATCACCGCCGCGCGGTCATTGCCGCCGTCGCCGGGATCTTTGATTTCAGGATCCAGCCACATCCGGAAGAAGGCCGACAGCTCGTTGTTCTTGTTCACATCCCCTCCGAAGTAACTCTGGAAGGGATTCACGATCACGAGGTCGATGTCGGGCCGCTCATCGAGCAGCGCCCCGACCTCCTCGACAAACACCTGCCCGCACTTGCCGACCGCCTTGTGGAAGAACACCCGCGCGGTTGATGGATCATCCCAACCCAGCGCGAGCCGGATGTCCGCCTCGCTGAAGCCGAACTCGTCCACCAACCCGCGCGTCACGCAGTTGCGGAAGTAGCCGACCTCCTCGCGGTCATCCTCCGCCTGGATCACCGCGATCTTGAGCGGACGCACCGGTTCCACGCCGAAGGCCGCTTTGCCGAGCGACCAGCAGATCGCGGCCTGCACCGTGAAAACGCTCTTGCCCACGCCCGACGGCGCAACGATGAACGCGCCGCCGCCTTTGCGCAGCCAGCCCCGCTTGAACAGCGCAGCGGGGTTCTCCTCCTCCGGCTTCGGGTCCGGGAACTGCCCGAGCGGCACCAGCGGACTCGATAGCCGCCGTTTGGCAGGCAGGTGAGCCACCGCCTTCTCGGCTGCCCCCGCCGCCTGTTCCGGCAAGAAAGTCTTAATCAGTGCCAACGGGTTGCTATCCATTTACGACCTCCGAATCCACTTCGGCGTTGAGCGTTGAACGTTGGACGTTGAACGTTACCTCACCCTCTCGCCAGTAAACGACCTTCTGCTTGACGGCCGCCCCGCCGTCCTTGCGCCTCACGCCACCCGGCATGCGTACCCACCCGCACGGGTCCCAGCGCGTCGCGTCCGCGCCCAGCGCCACCGCCGCCCAGAAGAACCGCGCCGCTTCGCGCTCATCCAGCCCCTCGCACGCATACCAGCAGTGCAGGCTCTTGCCGCCCGAATCCACGACCATCTTGAGCGGCAGGCCCCGCGCCAGCACGGACGCGAGCATCGCTTGCGCCCGCTTGTCCACCTCCGGCCCGTCGAACTCCGCCACGACCCAGCGCCGCACCGCCACGTTGGCCTGGCACCGCGCCGACGGCTTGCCCTCCTTGGTCAGCGCCGTCGGACCCCGCATCGGGTTCGAAACCACGAACTGCGCCGACCCCGCCCGTGCCGCCCAACGCTCGACCGACTGCACCACCGGCCGCTCGCAGATCCACCCGCCGCAGACCAGCTCGCCCGGCCGGAAAAGACCGTAGAGCGCGTCCCGCGCATCGACCCCCGTGTCTGTCGCCGGGTCGAACAACAGCGGCACATCCGCCCGGTCGAGACAAGCGGCGACCGCATCCCGGTTGACTTCCGGCCAATCGGCGGTTGTCCTCGGTCCCCGCTTGGCGTCCGCGTCATACGCCAGCGCCACCGCCGCCAGGATCTCCCGTTCGGGCACAGGCCGGTGGCTCACCCAACGCCGGCAGACCTCACGAAGGAACTCTTCGCAACGCTCTCGCGCCAGCGCGTTCCGCAGACCGCACGCCGCACGCGCCAACCACACATGCGTCTCGCCCGCCGCCGGCGGTCTCGACAGCAACTCAACCGTCCGTTGTGAAAATGGCCACACGCACGCCATATGAATCTCCTCTGCGTTCTTCGCGTCCTCTTAGCGAAACTCTCTCCGCTTCACCTAACAGCCTACAGCCTAATCCGCTAACAGCCTGCTCGGCGTAACCGCCGAGCCTCATTTTCCATATCGGCTCATCAGCTTCCCGTCAGCCTTCAGCGGCAGGCCCGGTGCCCACGCGAGCGGCTTCTCCATGATCGACACGATCCGCTTCAAATCCTCGCGAGCGGTTTCTTCCGGCACCTCGAACACCAGTTCGTCATGCACGGTCAGGATAGGGGAGTACCCCGCCGACCGGCACCGCAGCCAGGCCGACGCCAGCACGTCCCGCGCCGTGCCCTGCGTCCAGTTCTCGGCGATGATGCCGCCGTGCAGAGGCACGCGCTCACCGCCGACAACCGCAGTCAGCGACTTCCCGTGCGGATGCCAAGCAACATCCCGGTAGATCAGGTACCGCCCGCAGCGCGGGTCGTACTGCGTGCAGGGGAAAGGCAGCACGTACTGGTTCACCTCTTCGCCGATGCACATTTCCGCCGCCGCCTGAAGCGCATTCCAGAGGTGAACAATCTTCGGATTCGATTCGCGGTACTCGCGCACGATCCGCTTGGCCTCATCAAATCCGATCTTCATGCCGGCCAACACTCGCGCCACGCGGATGAACGTCTCAGCCCCGCACCGGAACCCGAGCCCCAGCACACGCACCTTGGCAAGCTGCCGCAGACTGCTCCCCGTCCGCTCGCAGAAATCCTTGAGGCTTTCCGTCTCGCGGTAATTCATCGTTGCGCGAGCGTGCAACTCATACATGTCCCACTCCGGATGCTCCGCCAACAACGCAAGCGCCGCAGTGTCGCCCGCGAGGAACAGCAACACCCGCGCCTCGATCTGCGAATAATCCGCCACCGCCAGCACATGGCCCGGCGCGGCCATGATGCACTTGCGAACGTCGAGCCCTTCGGTCTCCTTGCGGTTGAAGTTCTGAACGTTCAGGCCGCCGCCGCCCGCCCAGCGCCCCGGCGACGCGCCGAAATACTTCAGTTCATACACCATGCGCCCGTCGGGCTTGTGCCGCGCCTCCATCGCCTCCAAAACATTCGCCAACCGGCCGCAGCGCCGGATCGCTGACATGTCCGCAGCCCATTGCGCGGGCACAGTACCCGCGTGATCGTCGGCCCACATCTGATAGGCCTCATCACCCGCCGCCGAACTGTGCGGCGGCTCAATCCCCGCTTCCCGGCAAGCGGCCTTGAACTTCTTCGCGGACAGCGCGGGCGTCCAGGGCAGCCCGCGCACCAGCGAATCCACGCGGCTATTCAACTCCCGTTTCTTCTCGGCCACCGTTTCCCAGTCCAAACACAGCCCGAGCCGCCCCATGTCGCACGTCAGCTCGAACAGCCGCCGCTCATGCGCCGGCCACCGTGGCCCGACCTCGCGCCACAGCGCCAGGCACATCACCGCATCATTCGCCGCATACTCCTTTTCGGCATAGCACAGGTCGAGGTCGAAGAGGGTGGGCACGCCGCACCCGCGCACACCTTTGCTCATGTCGCGCAAGCTCTTGTCGACCTCCAAGTCCAACACCGCCTTGCACGCACCCTGCAGATCACGCGGCAACTGGAGGAACGCGCACGCCGCCGCCGAGCAGAACCACACCGCCGGTTCGATGTACGGCTGGATCGCGAACGACTCCTGCAGCCGGTTGAACACCGCGCGGTCAAACTCCCGGTTGTGGCTCACCCACTCGCGCCCGTCAATACGGTCCCACGGGAACGCCGACGGCTCGCACACGCAAGCCGTCGCGCCGTCCGTCACCGCCACCGCCCACGCCTTGAACCGCGGATGATGCACATACGACCAGTTGCCCAGTTCCTTCACCGAGTACGCGCCGTCATAGAACGTCTCGAAATCAACGCCGATCACCGCGCCCGGCATCGGCCTGAACTCCCCCGGCCCGACAACTTTCACGTTCATCGTTTACCCTCCGCGTTCTTCGCGCCTCCGCGTGAAACATCCAACTGTTTACCGCGCATCATCCGCATGCCGGAGCGTCAACTACCTGAACCATGTTCGCCAGCAGCGCGTCCAAATCCGACGCCAGAACGCCTGCGCACCGCGTGCAGCCCGGCATCTTCGCTTTGCGCAAAACGCCGCGCCGCGCCAGCAGATGCACCGTCCTTGTCGTACGGTTCAACCGCTTGGCCGCTTCTTCGAACGCGACCAGCTTTTCAGCAGGCCGCGCCGCCTCTTGGCAATCGGTCAGCCCCAGCGTTTTCAGCAACAGCTCCCGATCCGCACGCGTCCGCGCCGGATCGCTCTCATAAATCGCCCTCATCGCCGTCAATGTCGTTGTCTTCATTTGATTATCCTTTGTGTTCTCTGTGCTCTTTGTGGTAAATCGCGTTCCTACGCGAAGCGCGGATCGTATCCCTTCGAATACCGCCAGATGCTCGCCAGCATCTTGAACGCCTGCCAGTCCCGCGACAGGTCACCATGCTGCACGTGATCCACGCGCCCCGGCTCGGTGCTCGAAACGAACACGTTGAACGCCTTCACCTCGGGCAGCGCGGCCTCGCCGTACTCCGTCGCCGCGTACGCCGCGAGCTGGAGCCGGTGTTCATCGTACGCGCCCACCTTCTCACCGGGTTTGGTCTTCTTGGTCTTGTAATCCAGAATCCCCGGCTTGCCGTCACCCCAGGTGAAGAGCAAATCGGTCTGGCCCGCGAAACCGTGAGCCCCGTTCACGAGCCGCTTCTCGCGTCCCGTGATGATCAGCGCTTCCTGCGCGATGAAATCCAGAACTGGTTGCACGAAGACCCCGTAAAGGAAAGCATCCCACGGCTCGCCCGCCGTGGCGCACTCCAGCGCCGCGTGGATCTCGCTGCCGAGATCCGCCGCGTCTTCCACCTGCTCAAACGCCGCATCCTTCACGCGCTTGCACCAGTAATCCTCTGCCTCGTTTTCGGTTTTCGGTGTGCGCAGAGTGGCGAGCGCCACTTGGTTCATCTTCCAACTTTCAAGCGCGGGCTTCGCCAGAATCCCCAGAATTCCCGTCACCGACGGCAGCAGCTTCAGCCGCTTCGCGTCAGTGATCGTGGTCGCCCGGTCGCCCGAGCCATCCGCCTTCATGATCCTGTGCATCGGATCGCCTTCGCGCGTATACCAATGCGAGCTCTTCATCGCGTTCCGTGTCAAAATAGCCATGATCTTTTCTCCTTTCCGCCGTGCCGGCCGAAGCCGGACACGGCGATTCATACTTCAGCCTTCATCCGTTCCCTAGAACGGCAGCGGCTCGTCATCCACAACAGGCGCAGACACCGGCGCAGGGGCAGGGGCAGGGGCGGGGGCCGCCGGCGCAGCCTGCTGCGGCACCGCCGCCGGAACGCCAGCCGCCATCCCCGCAGGCACCGGGCACAACGCCGCGATGGTCGGAAAGATTCCCTGGCCGTTGCGTTTCGCCTCATGCGCGATCGTGATGAGGCACTTCTTGCCCTTCATCTCGCAATAGTCCCAGCCGTATTTCGGAGTGCTGCCCAGCGCCGACTTGAGGAAGCCGAACAGGTTCGATTTCTCATTGCCGCTGATGCGCATCGTTTTCGATGCGATCCGGTGCGGCTGCCCCGCCTGGTCGCGGAACCCGAACAGGAACGTGGTCAGGTCGACCACCTCCGTAACCTGCGGATTGTCGAACGACGGCCGCACGACACCGAACTGATCTTTGATGTCGATGATCGTGGACACCCACGTACCCGCCGGAGCCACGTCATCCTTGACTTGATCCAGATACGGGTTGTTGCTTTTGCTGCTTGTCTCTTGAAGCACTGCCATTTGGCACCTCGCTTGAAACGGGCTGTATTTGTTTCAGTCCCGCCGCCGCCCGGCCGCGCCGTGACCCGCTTAGCGGTGCAATCCGCTTTGCAAGGCCCCTTATATGAAATATAAAGAAAAGCGAGCAATCGATTGCTTTCGATTGCTCGCCGCAAGCGAAAAACCCCTGTAAACACAGGGGTTTTTCGAATAAGAATTGCTTTTGATTGCTGGCGTGTACCGCCGTCAGATCTTTAATCGGTAACGTCCGGTGCCCTTGCGGCCAAGCCCCTCGGCTTCGACTGCCGCATCATAAAAGGCTTTGGCTTGCGCTGTATTCGCGAAAAGGGCTTTCAGTCCCTTTTCGCAATTCACATAATCGCCGTTCGCGGCGATCAATGCCCGCACAAACTCCCAGCGCTTGTACCCGCCGAAACTGTAAGTCTTGCCCCCGTATTCCAAGACCGCGCCATCGCGGATCACCTTGATCTTCCCCGTCTCTACTTGGGCGTTCGGCGCTGGGCGTTGAGCGTTCGGCGTTCTCTCCGCACCCGTCTGTCCTCCGGGCTCTCGCCCCTTCGCGTCTGCGCGCCCCTGCGTTAAGAGTTTACGTTCTTCCTGTTTAGTTGCCGGCATCTCCGCGAAAGAGGGCGTCGCGAGATAACTCACATACCGCGCGTAACGCATCATGTGCGGTGCCACATCATTCGGTCCCAGCCGGTCATACTGCAAGATCCGCTGGATCGACTTATCCGACCACAGCACCGAACCGCCCTTCCCGCTCGCGGGCACATCCGCCACACCGCCGTAAGGAAGACACACTTGCTTCAGCGCCGTAAACGTTTTCGGCAACCCGTCCAACACCGCATAAAGCGTCAGGTCCGCGCACGCCAGCACAAGCCCAAGGTTCGTGCTGCCCGCCTCAGCGGGCACCTCGTAAAAAAAAGCGGCCAGTATCTCCTCCGTGCCGTTTTCCACCTCTGTCGGCGCGCTCAGCAGCACATCGCTATTCACCAGCGAACACTGAAAGAATTTGTCACACGCCCACTCGGGTTTCATTCCGGCCACGGGTAGGGGGGGCGGCACACCTGAAATCGACATAGAACCTCCACTGGATGCAAGTCCAAAAACCAATTTGAAAGCACTCCGAAACGCGCGATACGGCGTCACAAGTGGATTGAGGGAAAAGGCCCAAATAGTCGTATGGTTCGAAACGAAGGTTTCGAATAGTGTCTTCTGATTCTTATGCCCGCCAGTATTCCTGCCTCGCCAGCCGCCTAATTGACTACCGGCAATCCGTTTCCGGGCATATTACGTACAGTTCGTCGATGGCCTGTATACACGGCAGAAGCCATATTCGGCTCATTATTATTGAATAACACGGTTTTTATCAAAATTGTTTTCATCGGCCGCTCCTGACTGCCTACAAAACGTTCTGCCTTGGCAAAAAAGATAGGCGCATTTTACAATCGAATCGGGCAAGAGGCAACGGGGATCACTGAAAATAAACAGACTTTTCGAGTTCGCCATTGTGGCTTGTGTTTGCTATCTTCATAACCCAAAATTGCTTTTCGTTTCTTGCCGCTCAATCTCTTGTTGTTTCCTATATTTTGACTTCCCTATTTTTCCGCTTTCCAACCTTGTTCTTAATCCGTTCCAAGGGTATTATGATAGTCGATTTGATCATCGGGAGGGCCGTGGCGTATGAAACTGTACCGGTTAGCATCTGTGTGCAGACATGCGTACGTTTCTCCTGAAGAACGTTTGCTGACTATTTGGCATTTGACCAGATTGGAAAGGGCGATGGAAGAAATCTTTCTCACGAGATGCCGTTCGCGATTACAAGGGTTTTCTGTGTCAAGGAATCGACTCGACAACATAGGTGATGTGTATGTTCTGATGTTATTGTGGCTGACCCGTGTACGGGGGGCGGCATGACGACTGATGACCTTTTGAAGGCTCTGGCGCGAGAATGCCCCAACGGTGTGTCGTTCGATCCGATGGCGGTGCGGTTGCTTCGGCAGAAAGTTCCGTTTGAGGATGGTCAGATCGACGAGCTGAAAGACGAGATGTTCCAGCTTGGGGATGGGCTGTGGTTCTCCCGCGAAATGATTTCGGATGATGCCCCCCGGCTCGCCTTTCGGGAACAGGCAACGAAGTGGCTGATGGAATATGGCTGCTTCTCGGTCGAACGCCTGTTTGAAATCTACTGCGGCGTGCTCCGCCACATCGTGACGCCGCAGTATTTCGCGACCTTTCTGCGACATCTGAATTTCACGGTAGCTGCGTGGGGAAAGGGCGGCTTTGTCTGTTTCATGCCCCCGTCGAATCTGGGTGAGTGCCTGGCAGCAACCTCGAAGACAATGGTTGAACTCATTAAAGAGGCTGACGGCATGTTGGCCTTAAGTGAAATCGAAGAGGCAATGCCGCACCTGACTGCCGAGGCATTGGCAGGAATCCGTGAGTTATTCCTGCCGGAAGTCCATGCGGCGGAAGTCGGCGGGGTACTCTGCTGGCGCAGTGCGGATGCGATCCATCTGCCAGAAGATTTCGCGGAGAAATTGACAACCGCTGTCGATACGCTGGTTGCGCTGGATGAGAACGTGTCAGTTGCAAAACTTGAATTCGCGCTTAATTTGTTCTACTGCAGCCGTTTCCGCGAGGAATACGCCTTGCAGGATAACGGCACATTCAAGCACGTCTGCGCGAAGTACTACCAAGGCAGGCATGCTGTCTTTCCTAATACGAGAAAATCTAGCGAAATGACAGGCGACTTATCCGTGACCGGTAAGCGTGTACGTAGCCCGAACACACGCTTTGCTAATCTTGGCGTGCCGATAGGCGCAGAACTGGTTTTCAAAAAAGACACTCATATCACATGCACCGTGCGTGATGACTCCAATCAGGTGGAATACGAAGGAAAGGTATGGGCGATTTCGTCCTTGGCGAATCACTTGCTGGATGCGTCTGCAGAAAATGGGTTTGACCACTTCAGCTACGAGGGCGAGACTCTTTGGGAGCGGCGTTTGCGTCTAGAGAGAGAAAGTGACAAAGACGAGAGTCGGGCAGAGAAGATTTCGCCACCCGCTGAGGTGCGGGCGGCGAATAATGCTGGCGACTTATCCCTGACGGGGAAGCGCGTGCGTAGTCCGAACACACGCTTCTTTAATCTAGGTGTGCCGATAGGAGCAGAGCTGATTTTCACAAGGGACAGTCAGATCACTTGCACTGTGCGTGATGACTCCAATCAGGTGGAATACGATGGCAAACTATGGGCGATTTCGGCCTTGGCGAACCACTTATTGAAAGAATCTGCTGCAAATGGCTTTTGCCATTTCAGCTACAAGGGCGAAACTCTTTGGGGGCGGCGTTTGCGGCTGGAGCGTGAGGGCAACAAAGACGAGAGCCTGGCAGAGAAAAGTCCGCCGCTCGCTGAGGTGCGGGTGGCGAATAATGCTGGCGACTTATCCGTGACCGGTAAACGTGTACGTAGCCCGAACACACGCTTTGCTAATCTTGGCGTGCCGATAGGCGCAGAACTGGTTTTCAAAAAAGACAGTCATATCACATGCACCGTGCGTGATGACTCCAATCAGGTGGAATACGAAGGAAAGGTATGGGCGATTTCGTCCTTGGCGAATCACTTGCTGGATGCGTCTGCAGAAAATGGGTTTGAACACTTCAATTACGAGGGCGAGACTCTTTGGTGTCGGCGTTTGCGGCTGGAACGGGACGGCCAACAGGACGACTATCAGGCAGCGGAAATGCCACTAGTAGAGGGTCAAGAGGCGAAAGGTCAAATCGTCGGCTTGGAAGGAAAGCCTTTATTGCCAGCAACTTGGCGAGCGTTCAGAAGCGCCGGCACTAATCCGCGAGTGGCGGAGTGGGCGCAATGTTTTGAGAATGGGGATAGTGCCGAGGAAATCGCTCTGGAGTCTGGGTACTCAGTTTCAACCGTTAAAGTGCAGCTTGGTGACCGCCGGCGGTATTTCAAAGTCTGTGAAATTAACAAGATTATGCCTGAGGGCGATGTGGATGTATAGTTTCGAATGGGATAAGCGAACGGGGGGCTATCGGCTGACAACGCAGACTGGTAAGTTTGTGGCAAGTGAAATCCGCCCTGTCTACGCAGAGGAGCTGGCGCTCACGGGGTTGGAGGCGCGGTTAACGTTTGATCCAACGGAGCGGCGTCCGCTCCTCTGGGCGAAGCAGAACGTGTATCTGTATCGCGGTGAAGAAATCGCTCGAATTAATAAGACACGCTACGGCAAGCCTATAGATATCGAATGGACAGGTCAGTTGTGTGGGGAATCCGGCTTGGCGGAAGGCGCGCAGACACGAAGAAAAGTGAAGATGGTTCCAGTTGATGTCGCAGCGATGGTGGCGAAAAACCGTGGCATCATGTCCGCGTTGGTTGCGGACACGCTCAAGCGCATCAAAGAGATGTACGACGCCTATGCGGGAAAATGCGACGCGGTTTATATCGGCTTCAGTTGCGGTAAGGACTCGGTGGTTCTTCTCGACCTTTGCCACAAGGTACTGCCGCTGGACGTGCCTGTCGTATTTAGTGATACGGACATGGAACTGCCTGATACCTTCCACGTCTGGGATGCAATCCAAAGTTGCTACAAAGGCCGCCCGTTATTGAAGGTCACCGCCAAGACCACCGCGTTGGAAAACTGGCGACTCTTTGGCCCGCCGTCACAAGCACTTCGTTGGTGCTGTTCAGTCCACAAGAGCACTCCCGCGATTTTGGCACTCAAAGAAAGGATCGGCAAAAGGTCAATTAAAACGCTGGCATTTGTTGGGGTGCGTGGTGAGGAGAGCCAACGGCGTTCGGAATACGACGATATTGGAGATGGTTTGAAAAGCCAGTCTCAGGTTAATGCCATGCCGATTCTTGCTTGGTCAGCACATGAACTGTGGCTATACATTTTTGAGCACAATCTGGTGCTGAATGAGGCATACCGCAAAGGGGTACCCCGTGTCGGCTGCCTGATGTGTCCGATGTCGACCGACCGTCAGAATGATATAATAAGGATGAATTACCGTGAGGCGGTCGCGCCATTTGCTGCCGCAGTGCGCGATACGATTGACCGCGAGTTTTCTTCCGAGGAAGACGCGGATCTGTTTGTTTACGAAGGCGGATGGTATGCGCGAAAAAGCGGAGTATCCTTAAAACAGGTCATTGCGGAACCTGGCGTGGAACGCAAAAGCGACCGAGTGATTTGTGAATTCCCAATTGAAGCAGAACCGGACTTGAGGGAGTGGCTCAAAGCAATTGGGGAAATTGAAGGCGCGGAGTTGTCCCTCCGCAAAGACGGAAACAGAGGACTGCTCGAATGCGTCTGGGCAAACGGAAAAGCCGACAAGTCCATTTCTAAGTGGCTAGCATACGCGGTCCACAAGGCGATTGCCTGCTCAGGATGTAACGCGTGCGAGGCGGAATGTCCAACAGGAGCTTTGCGGTTGGATAAAGACACCCGTAGCGGCAAGGTGAAGGTCTTTATTGACGAAGCAATGTGTGTCCATTGCATGAAGTGCTATGCGCCTGACGATGGATGTTTGCGGTATTACTCAAAACGATATGCAGGAGGAAAGACGATGAACATCAGCGGTGTCAATAAGTACATGACTTTTGGGCTGAAACCCGATTGGATTGAAGTTCTGGCGAATGAGGGCTCTAATTTCCGTCAGACAACTTCGCTGGGCACCCGGATGGTTCCCGCAGCCGTAACGTGGTTCCGGGAGGCGGGTTTGATTGGAGATTCAGCAGCTATAACCACAACGCTTCTATTGGAAGTTGGCAAGAAACGTGGTTTCAGTGACTTGCTGCTTTGGCAGTTGTTGTGGTTCCGTCTGGCAAATATTTCCCCGCTTGTGAAATGGTATGTATGCAATACGGATTTTGATACCGGATATCCGATGAAAAGTATTGATGAAAGTCTCGCGCAATCCGTTGGGTCGGCATCGGTGAGGAAAGGTGCGTTGCAGTCGCTTTGCCAACTGGTTAAGTCCTCTCCGCTTGGCGAAGGAGACCGGGCGTTGATTGAAGCCGAAATGAAGGGCAGAGCTGTTGAAAAGCTCACTCGCCGTTCGCGTCCGGTGGATACGCTGGTAGTTCTTTACGGCCTTTATGTGATGGCGGAGAAATCTGGGCGTACCGCGTTCACGGTACGGCAGATGATGGAAAAGGAGTTCGATGGGGAGGTTGTGTCACCGCTGGCGGTGTTTGGTATTTCGCCGGACGAGTTCAAAAAGCAGTGCATGGGGCTGGCGTCGGTCCATCCAGACCTCATATCGTGCAGCTTTACGCTGGGGCTGGACGAGGTGCGAGTGTTCCCGGAAACGAAAAATCGAGACGATGTGGTCAGATTGATTTTGCAGAAGTAGCCAACAACTGGGGGTTTGAAAGTCATGGCATTCTATAAAGACTATTTTGGAATCAGACCGGATTATGCGCCGTGCATGACGAAGGAGGCCATCACCAAGACGCTGGAGACGTGGCTGGGTTTCTATCCGCACGATTCGTTCGTGGAGATTTTGCGGGAACTACTCAAAAGTTTAGAGGGCGGGAACAAGACGCTGTGGATCACGGGCGCGTATGGCACGGGCAAGAGCCACGCATCGCTGGTACTGCAAAAATTGTTCACGGACGATGAGGCCCGCGTTCTAAAATGGCTGGATATGCGCAAGGCACAGATGCCAGACCCAGTGCGAAAGGGAGTGCTGGCACGGCGCGGGGAGAAGACACTCGTCGTTTACGATGTGAACTCGGACGGCGTTGACGCGAAGAACCAGTTTCTAATGCGCTTACAGCGCGGTATCACGAAAGCACTGGAGGCGGGAAAACACACGATTCCGATGAAAGGTAAACTGGATGAAGTCATTGAGCGCATCCGGCAGGACGAGCCACATTTCTTCGCAGCGCGAGACTTGATGCAGGCGCGGCTCTCTCACCTGAACGCGGGTATTAAAACGGCGGATGTTCTAGAAAAGAAACTGAGGGATGCGAATCAGGAGGCAGGGCTGGTCAGCGACGCAATGCGGGTATTGATGGCGCGGCACATTCATCTGGATTTAAGCGCGGAGGATTTTCTGGCGTGGGTGGACGCATCTTTGAAAGCGAACGGTCTTTCCAAGCTGGTCTATATCTGGGACGAGTTCTCTGCGTTTATGGAACGTAATCGCGCGGAATTAAAAACGCTGGAGCAGTTGGCGGAGGCCGCACAACAGGGGCGGTTCTATTTCGTGCCTGTGACGCACACGGATATTTCATCGTATGTGGCCGCGGGGTCCGAAAGCGCAAAAAAGGCGAACAACCGGTTCACGTTCAAGCGGCTCGATCTGCCGAATGAAACCGCTTTGAAACTGGCGGCCGACGCTTTCGTTGTCAAACCGGAGAAGGCAACAGAGTGGACTCAAGAGCGCGATGTGCTGTGGCACAATGTGAGCGGCGTGGCTGAAAATTACATGGTCATCAACAAGGCGGGCATCGATTCGGCGGATTTCAAGGGTATCCTGCCGATACATCCGATGGCGGCACTCATGCTGAAACATCTTTCGGTTGCGGTCGGAGCAAACCAGCGGAGCATGTTCGAGTTCCTGAACGGCGCAGAGTTCAAAACGTTTATTGAAAAAGGCGGGCTGGATGTTTCCGGATATCAGTTCCTGACGGTGGATCAGCTGTGGCGGTATTTTGTGGAACGGGACGACCTGGGGACGGGGCAAGTCGTGCAAGACGCGCGGGCAGAATACGCTCGACGCGAAAAGGATTTGCAGCCGGATGAACGGCGCGTATTCAAGACGGTGCTGCTTTTTGGATTGATCGAGCAGTTGCTAGGGACGGGGCATTCGCTCCTGAGCACGACGGTGGAAAATATCAAACGCAGTTTCGAGGGCGACGGTGCCCTGACGGGCGTGGATATGATTTTGCGCAATCTGCAACAGAAACACTGCTTCACGATTGTGAACGGTCGTTGCGAACGTTTCCGCGACCGATCGGACACGAAAGAGATCGAGGAGAAAAAGACGGCCTTAGAGAGCAAGTTTGGCGATCTCGTGCTGAAAGACACCGAAGTGGAACTGGGCAAACAGTTGAAAGGCGTCAACTATGGCGGCCGTTTTGATGTGCGCGCGGCGGGTGTCGGCGGTCTTTCGGCATCAAGCATCGCAAAACGCGAGTCTTTTAGTGAGACTTGGAACCGTGTGCTTGTGCTGTTCATCCTGGCGCGGGACGAACAAGAACAGTTGCGCATTCCCAACAAGGCAATAGAATTGGCAAAACAGTTCAAAGACCATCGGATGCTCTTTGTTACCCTGCCGGAGGTCAGCTTCTGCCACGACAATGCGGAGGCATGGAACGAGTTCGTGGAAAACAGCGCCCGAAACGCAATGGCAAGCGACAGCGCGAGCAAGAGGGTCTTTGAGACGCAGGTCAGCAGCGCTAAGGCGGCGTGGTATTCTAAAGTGACGAGCGCTACCAAACTCACGGTGTACAAGCCCAACGCAAACGGGGAACCGTTTGTCGAGGAAGTGACGTGGGGGCAATTGAAAAAAGATTGTCTCATCGCCTATGCAAAACAGACGTTCGGGGCATACACCGATGATTTGTGCGGCTACAACATCAGCGCATTTGCCGCGCCGAGCGCCTTGCAGAGCTGGGCGCTGGCCGGCATGGAGTTTGACAAGTACGCAAAGTCCGGCGCGTGGAAGACCGTGGTGGCGACGTGGCAGAAGAGTGGCATCGCCGGCGAGGATACATGGTTCGATGCGAATCCAAGCCATCCTCTGACGCAGTTGCGGGATTTCTGTAAAAAAAGGCAGGACAGCACAGTGGGCGCGGGTAATACCTGCTCTATACGTAAACTCTACCTCGACCTACAGCGTCCGCCGTTCGGGCTGTTGGGTGTGCCGCATTCCGCGTTCGTGCTGGGGTTCGTGCTGAAAACATGGTTGACGGGACAGCGCAAACTGCAGTGGACGGACGGCGTGACAAGCAAAGCGCTGGATGCAGGGACGCTGGCGGAAATCATCGAGGCGGTGGTTAAAGACGACGGTGCCAACGCCATCAGGAACGAGAAACAGATCTGTCGCCTATCGAAAGAGGATAAGGCGTTCATCGAACAGAGCAATGTGATTTTCGGGAGCAGTCCGCTCGCGGACGGAACGGTGGAGGCGGCGTTGACCGCAGTCGGGACAAGGCTGGAACAGATTTCGCAGCGCGTGCCACTGTGGGTGCTGCCGGAGTATATCCGCTTGCAAGCCGATCCGAGTGCGGAAGCGATGGGCAAAATCATCGACGCGCTGTGTGCGGCGAACAGCATCAGTTCCAAAGGCGACACCGAGACTCGCGGCAACAAAGTGAAGGAGATCGGCGAGATTCTACTGACGACGCCGGGGCTTTCGGAGGCGATGGCCAGATATATGACACCGGTAGTGTTCGAGGCAGCCTTCCAGCGGTATGTCGATAGCGCCAAACCGGAGTTGAAAGCTGCGGCGGAGCGCATGGGCGGATTGTCTCTCACCTATTGCGGGGCTGTCAAAAACCGTTTTGCGGCGGCGAGCGGCTGGCTGTGGAAACGCGGCGACGCCGAGGCCGTACTGGAAGAGGTATGCCGACAGACACTGTGCGCGGAACATATCCGCGGGCTGACTGGCTCATCGGGATACGTGAGCTTCGAAGACGCGTTGACACGCTTGCGAACCGCGGTACTTGGCGAGAACAAGGTGCCGACAGAGTTCTGGACGAAGAAACACCCGGCGTTGCAGCGATTCTTTGAACTGCTCAGCAGACCGTCGCTGTCTGGCGAGGACGCGAAAGCCTTTGAAGAGCTTTTGGAACAGCAGGGTGGAGTTATCCGCGTGGTGTTCTTCGATGCGGCGCAAGCGCAACAACTGGGTGCGATGCAGGAAATCTTCGGGGAGGTCTGGCCTATGGCTGTCGCGGAAAGCCGCGAGCTTTACAATGCCTTCCCGCCCGATTCGGCGAGAGCCGATGAACAAAGTTTCAAGACGCAAGGGCGCGTTAAGATCGAGGAATACAGCAAGAAGTTGGTCTCAAAGCTGGTGGCGACACTGTGGCGCGAACGCACAGGCACGGAATCGCCTGACGAATGGAGCCGTAAACACGCGCTTCCAGCCGAATGCGTTTTGGCGGTGGATGATGCCAAGAGCATTGTCGATGCAGTCGAAAACCCGGAAGAGGTGTCGGCGGAACGCTTGCAGTCAGTGCATGACAAACTTGAAAATGATGGTGCGTTTGTGGATGCGACTGCAGCGGGCGGGAAATTCCTCAAACGGGTTCTGCCGGCGCGTTATCAAACGATCGGGTTCAGTGTCGGCGAACTGAGCGATTGGTTGTGCCATAAACTGGGCGACGCACCAGACCGATGGTTGACGGACGGAGGTCTTCACGAAGCGGTGGAGGCGTTCGTCAAAAAGGGGTATGATACTCATACGCGGAAAAGAGCGGTGGAAAAAGTGAACAAACTTACCGATGCCGAGGCGAAAAAATTGCTCTTGAGGCTGATCGATCAAATCCCCGATGCCGGACTTTCGGTGCTGGAGTGATGCCATGACACTGAACGAGTATTGCGAATACATTAAGAACCCCCTCGCGGAGGCGAAGGCGCGGGTGGTGACCATGCCTCCGGGTGAGAACTGGACGGCATTGCGCCGATTCTACCAAGAGCGCGGCGACGTTGAGTTGCGTTTGAGCGATCTGGTGAGGGAAAGCGCGTGGCTACCGATGCCTGACGAAGTCTTCGAGCGGGTGCGCGATGCGATGACGGCACCGGCGGCGAACGGCAAGACAATGGTGTTGCTGGGGGTTCCCGGTTATCTAGCGCTGTTAACGGATGAGAACAAACGCGCCGCGATTGCCGCTCTACGCGAATGGGTGGAGGGCGAATCGGGTCGGGATGCGGTCTGCTTTTTGCGAAGTGATGATGGCACGGAAATAATACTCAAGGATGTGTTCGCCAATCCGCGTTACCGTCAGGGAAGGCAACTGATTGAGATGGATGCCGAAAAGGTAGTGCCTCAGTTTGCGTCAATCCGGTCAGCACGTATGACGGTTGCCCCCGAAGATTCGGCAGGAAGCGCGGGGCATACGGAGGTGATGCTGGTGGGGGACGATTTGGCTTCCTTCATCCCGGAGGTGTGCGACACATTTCAGAAATATTTGCGATACACCGAGGAACATCCAAACGACAGTTCTTTCAGGCGTATTGTGGTTGCCACAGAAGGACGAAAATTGGCCGGACTATGCGCAGATGTACGACAGATCGTGAGTCTGCGCGATTTCGCTTGCGCGTTTCACGACGTCGACGATGCGGGATTGTCAGAAGATGCCTTGCGGTGGATGTGCGGGCGGGGTAAAGAAGGTGCGGGAAAACCGTTGGCGGAAACACTCAAGATGCTGCTCTTCCCTGAAGGTGGAGTCACGAAGCGTATGTTGCGTGTGTTTGACGGATGTAAGGGTGCAGAACGCGAGGCGGCGTTATGGCTGGCAAGGCATGTCGCAACTAAGGGAAGTTATCTAGAGTGTGTCGCAGCGCAAGAGGGAGTTGTTACCGGCAACTTTCGCTCAGCATACGTCACGGGCGCGGCGGAATGGCTGGATAAAGCGGAGGTGTATGCTGAGGAACGCAGGGAAGCTATACAGGAAGCGGGCGTTGTAATGTCCGGCGCGGACATCCGGCAGTTCATCGCGCGTTGCGCGGGCGCGTCCACGTCGCGGGTCGCGCCATGGCTAAATTGCGGGACAGACGCGGAACGAGCTGAACACCTGCGGCGTTGCGCGGAGGACGGCGTTGTGTCAAAAGCCGTAAGTGACGAGTATCCAGAAGCCGCAGCGTATCTGAACGCAGATCTGGTTTTCGGCGACGTGGCACTGGACGAGTATTTCAAGGAATACCGCCACCTAAAAATGACCGGCCGCGTGACGCAGGAGTTTTACGCGAAGGCGCAGCGGGGTGTGCCGCCGAGTTCGGTGCAATCGCGTGATGCGATGTTGCAAAAGTATGCATCGGACAACAGGTGTACATTGCTGGTAGTGGACGCGATGGGCGCGGAGTGGCTGCCGATGTTGGTGGCGCTGGCGCGGGAGCGGAATCTCGGCGTGGATTCGCTAGCGGTCGTAGAGGTGCATTTACCGACATCGACGAAGTTCAACAACATCCATTGGCCAGACCCGGAGCGGCGGTTGCCGGACATCAAACGATTCGACAATATTGCGCACAACGGTAAAGAGACGCACGAGACACGGCGTGCGGAGGAGAATCTGGCTGCGGCGTTGGCTGTGATCGGCGGCGAGGTATTGCCGCGCGTGGCGGAGGGGCTGGCACGATTTGAGCGAGTGCTTGTAACAGCAGACCACGGGAGCTCGCGGCTGGCGGCGCTGGCGTGGCAGTCCGAACCAAGGCTGGCTCGGACGCTCCCGTGCGAGGAAGGCGCTGAAGCGGCTGACTGGCGGTACCGCGAGCGGGCGGCGCAAGGCGGATGCCCGTCTGAACTGGAGGAAACGTTGGACGGCAAGCATTGGGTGGTTCGCGGCTATGACCGACTGCCCAAGAAGGGCGGCGGACAGGGCTTTGAACTGCACGGGGGGGCGACGCTGGAGGAGCGGCTTGTGCCCGTGGTGATTTTCTCGCGGACAGGGCAGTTCGTGCCGAAGGCCAAGACCGACGGCAAACGGGCGCAGATTGTTGAGAAGGATGATTTCGATTTGTAGTTTCAACGAGGGTAATCAACC